ACACATCCTTGAAAACGAAGGTTACGGATCTGGAGGACCAGGCAACCAGTACGCAGCTTGCTCTATGCGATGTGTACGAGCAGGTTCTGAGTGTTTCAACTACGAAATAGGAGTGATGCTTATGGAAAGGGTTTATGCTGCGCTGATCCGAAAAGGATTAAAAACTCTGGAGGATGTGCCTCCCGGCCTGCGTGAAAAGGTGCAGGCCCTGTTGAAAGAGAATGGAGCTGAGGACAATGTTTAGTCCTCGGCTCTTTCTTTTGTCCATTCTTCTGCGAAAGGAGGTGCAAACAATGGCTGTTGTATACGCGACTCTGATCGTCAAGGGGAAGAAGACTCTTGAACAGGTTCCCTCTCTCATTCGTGAGGATGTGGAACAGATCCTGGAGGCCTTGGAAGTAAAGGTCTGATTCTTTGGAGAGGGCGGCTTCCCGCCCTCTCAATCTTTACATTCGGAGGTTACTATGACGATTGAAGCGCTTTTGGCTGCGCTCCTTCCGTCGCTCTGCGTCAGCATCTTCATGGCGATATTCAACAAGCGCCAGAAGCAGCGTGAAAAAGAGGTAGACGAAAGGGCGAATGCTCGAAAAAAAGAAAGCCTGCTTGCACTGGATATGCAGATGGCTACCGCAAAGCTGGCTTACGCCACGGCCATGGCGCTCAAGCGTGGCCATGCAAACGGCGAGGTTGAGGAGGGAATTGCCTCCTACCAAACCGCACGGGAAAAGTATCTGCATTTTTTGAACGAGCAAGCCGCAGACCATTTGAATTGAGGAGGAAAACAGTATGAATGCATTTGACATTTCAACCCTGCTGGTTATCATCGGCGCTCTGATGGCGGTGGTAAACATTATCACGGAAGTCGTGAAAAAACTGACTTGGGACAAGATCCCAACGTCGCTGCTGGCCGTTGTCATTTCGCTGACGGTTACGCTGCTGGCATTCTTCGCATACATCCAGATCAAAGGAATCCCACTCGTTTGGTACATGGTCGTGGCGGCTGTTGTGGTTGGCATTATGACTGCATACGCCGCCATGTTTGGGTTTGATAAACTTCGTGAAATTTTGGAGAAATTGGGGAGTTCGAAAGAGAGCGATACAAAATGAATCTGATCACTCGCTATCTGACGAACAATCCCTGCTTCACGGCGGGGCGCAGCATTTCCGTGAAGGGCCTCATGCTGCACAGCGTCGGATGCTCCCAGCCTAATCCGCTGATGTTCATCAAGAACTGGGATAAGTCCAGCTACAAGAATGCCTGCGTTCATGGATTCATCGGCAAGGACGACGCCTATATCACCTTGCCCTGCATGGAGCAGACGAAAACCAGCGGCCCGGGCAAGGCACACCGCGGCTGGCATGGCGGCGGCGAATCCAACAATACGCATATCGGCGTAGAGATGTGCGAGCCGTCCACCATCAAATACACCGGCGGCGCCAGCTTCACGGTAACGGACAAGATGGCTGCCGTCGCCTTTGTACGCGCCACCACGCAGAATGCAGTGGAGCTTTTCGCCCAGCTCTGCAAATATCATGGTCTGAATCCGCTGGCAGATGGTGTCATCATCAGCCACAAGGAAGGGCATGACCGAGGCATTGCCACCAACCACGGAGATCCCGACCACCTTTGGCGGGGGCTCGGAATGGCCTATACGATGGATGATTTCCGCAGAGAGGTCGCGGAAAAAATGAACGAGGAGGATGACGAAATGGATCTCGCAGGATTCAAAAAGCTCTACGCTGAGATGCGCGCCGAGCTGAAGGACAATGATTCCAGCCAGTACAGCGAGGAGGCTCGGACGTGGGCGGTCAGCTCCGGATTGATTGCCGGCAACGGCACCACCGTCAACGGTGAGCCGAATTGTATGTGGGAAGACACGCTGACCCGTGAGCAGCTGGTAACCGTTCTGTACCGCTTCGCGCAGATGATGGGCAAGGCATGATATGGTGCTGTTTGGCTCGCGGCGCGGGAAGCGGGAGGCCACCCCCTCGAAGGTAAAAAAGGAGAGCGACCACTCCAAGCAGGTAACCACGGATATTCGGTCGCTTCTATGGATCGTGACGGTCGGCGGCTTGCTGCTGGCCGCTTACTGCATTCACGAGGACTTCACAGGTGGTCTGCCATGGCTTTCCGCAATGGTCGGTCTGCCATGGGCGGCGCATGGCACCGTCTGCAGCTTCTATCTCAACATGGCGAAATCCGACCACAAAGAGGGCGGCATCACTTTTGAGTCCGCCAAGGCAAAAGAATTTATGCAGGACGCCGGGAGCGACGACAGCCCGGCAATATAACAAAGACCCCCTCGCAGGATTTGACGATCCTGTTGAGGGGGTCTTTTTGCGTTTTGCGGAGTTTTCGCCTGAGAGCGGCGTAGAGCGAATTTTGAGCGGTGGACATGAGTTTACCAGCCCTTCGACGGTCAAGGCTGTTGCAACTCAAATACGGGCGCGTGGCGGGCGTTTCTTGCGTCACGTTATAATCGCGTGGCACTTCCAGCCATGCCAGTTGTTTTCCTGGTCCATCGTTCTCCATTTCTCCGCGTCGTAAAAGAATGCGCAGTTGAGAGTGTTTTCGCGGCGGTCGGGAAGCCGGGCGCTGAACTTCTGGTGTGCATCCTGCCAGTCACGAGCCAGGACAATTACCCACCCATTCCGATACGGGAACTTTTCATCGCTGCCGAAGGTATAGTAAAAGCACTGCAGCCCGTTTATCTCGACGGCGGTGATCATCTCCTCAAAGCTCATGCAGCCGTTCGCTTTCATGGCGGCGCTGGCCTGTGCCAGCTCCTCCGGAGACCAATCCTTGCTCATGGTCAATAATCCTCCTCAATGCATTCATCGGCTTCTGTGTAATGCTCGCCGTCATAGCCTTTTTCCATAGCCTTGTCGTAGCAATCAAAGCAAACAAGGCGGAAGGGGATGCCGTGGCAGTCCTTCGTGAAGGTCATGTCGTCGCGCAGGAATTCATTTTCGCAGAGCGCGCACCTGTGCGTCTGCACCCGTTCCCACCCGGCATTATCCAGATCATCAAAACCGTTCCAGACGTCATCCAAAACTAATTTTCCATCCTCTGCGACAATGACGCAGGCGGCCTCGTCCCCATGCTCCTCGTGCTCCAGCAGGAACAGGCGCGCCCGGATAGTCTGTGGCTCTCCATCCGGAGCGTCAGGCGTCAGTTCGAACAGTCCATCGTCGATGACGTACCATGTTCCAACGTGCCCATCGACCTCTATGTGGTCGCTTGTTCTTGTAATCATGTACGTTCCTCCTCTTTGAGTTCTTTTCTTGCTTTTGAAAGCAGCCAAGACCTGATACACTTTTCGCAGGTCTTATCGTCCGCAAAAATCCTGTGGCAGCTCTCGACCGATTCGTACCGGCACAGCCCGGCAGCCTGCATGATTCTCGCCGCAATTTTAAGGGCCCTGAGATCTTCAGTATCCTTCATGCAGAAACCTCCTTACCATGTGTCCCGCTTGGGGATAAACTCAATATCGGTATCATTAGGGATCGGTGCGTTCGGCTCTCCATCAAATGCGTTGCCCTGCTTGGTGCAGATATCCGGAGCACGATTCTTGCGCGGGTCTACGTCGACATACATCCTGCCTTCGGATTCATACACGGGGCGGGACCAGGAATCCCGCCCGATAAAGTTAAGCACCAGCTTGCTCATTCAGTGCCTCCGTCCTCGCACAGTGCGTCGAACATCTTCACAAAGTCCCATTGGCTGAGCGGAAGTGGCTCTCTGGCGAAGTCCCGCAGGGCCTCGTCAGTTCCGCAGGCGGAGCAAATATAGCATTCCGCGTGTCGGCTGTAAGCGTTGTGGTATAGGTTTTCCTGCATTTCGTCTTTCCCACAGCGCGGGCAGCACATCTTGCTTCGCTGCGCCTGAACCAAGCCAACTCGGTCCAGCAGTTCTTTTGCCTTAACTTCTGTCATTGGTTTGCACCTTTCTTTCAAAGTATTGGATCTGGATTTTCAATGTAACCACCGCTGCGCTGTACGACCCCGGTGAAGTATCCGATGATTTCATCAAGTATTTCGCGGTCGGCGTCAATCGCTTTTACAACTGCCACATGGCTATAATTGTCATCAATGCTTCGAAGGGCCTCGCAAGCTCCAAGCATCTGGGCGAGAATGTTGCTTACAAGCCTGCGGTCTCCAATTCCATCCTTCCAAGCTTCTGCGTACTTGCCGTATTTTCGCTGCAATACCTCGGCTTTTCTGATGCCATATTCGTTATTTGTCATTTAGTTTGTACCCCCTTACCCTTCAATGTGCTTCGCATCAAATGCTTCAAGCTGGCGCTTGAGCAGTTCGTGCAGATCGTCCCATTTTTTTGCATCGGATGAATTAGAAACTGCACTTACCGCAAGCATCAGGTCGCAAAGGTCAACTCTCCGCATTTTCAAGGTTACAGTCTTTTCGTTAAGCATCGTGTGTTCCTCCTTGATTTTTTTGCCTTACTCTGTTATTATCAAGGCGGCCGGGGTAAGGCTCCCGGCTCGCCTTTTGGGGTGTGTGAGCGGCGTTCTTTGCGGGGCGGCCGCTCACTTTTTATGCCTTAACTTTGCTCTCTCGGACTATCTTGGCTGCGGCCTCCGGGTCTTTAGCCGTTGCTTCAATCAGCTTTGCGATGTTCTCTAAGTACTGATTGAGTTCTGCGCTTGTCATCTCGTCCAAGTCCTCACTTCCTTTCGTAAGAGGTTTGTTCCTCTGCCTTACAAGCTTATATTACACTAATTCGTGTCACTTGTCAATAGATATTTTACACTTTTGAATGGATTGTGTAAAAATATTTTTGACAAATGACACGTTATGGTGTATAGTCCAAGGAGGGGGTGATTGGATGAACCTTTCTGTTGCTGAAAAAATTCGGCTAATAATGAACAGGCAGAAAATCACGATGGGAGATCTTGCTCAAATGTCCGGGCAGACGAGACAGAATCTTTCAAATAAAATGACACGTGGAAATTTCACAGAAAAAGATATCATTGAGCTGGCGGCTGCTCTCGGCTGTAATGCGGAAATCGTTTTTACGCTACCCGATGGGGAAAAAATATAATAAGGATGAAGCGTCATGTTAAAGAGAAACATCATGGGTATGCCCGTCAATCCGAAGGAAGTGCACGAGGATGGGTCGTATGACTACACTGTGATTTCCTTCAAGCCTATGTATGCGCTCATGCGCCAGCGCGGCGTTTCGGATCTGGCTCTTTCGCGGTTGATAGGCGAGAAGGTTGATGTAATCCGGAAGATACAGCTCAAACAGGATGAAATCCCGTTATCCGTTATACGAAAGCTCTGCCACGCACTGAAGTGTGACCCCGGCGATTTGATGGTTGCGGAAAGAGCAATCCTTAAGCCGGCGAAGGAGCCAACCCAAGAATAGAAAAAGCACCGGCTGTCGCACCGGTGCCTTTCTTTGGAGTATGTCTATTCTCCCCTATGTACAGACGGCCCGGATCGGTATGCGGTATGCTTCTCCGGGTTGGGCTCTCTGATGATGATATCCGAGAGGTCACAATCCAGCGCCTCGCAGATCAGATCGAGATGCTCCAGGTTCACTCTGTCTGCAATCTCGTGATACAGGTCATTGATCGTTGACGGCCGGATTCCTGTCTTTCGGGCGAGATCCGCTTGCGTCCACCTCCGCTCGCCAAGCCGGGTGGACAGTAAAATTCTAATCATAGCCATGCTCCTTTACGGTAGATTCTAACGGCCATTTTCTCATTTTTCAGGGAATTGTTAGAAAATAACGTATTCGGTTATGGTCATGAACACAAAGAGAGGCCGCCACACTGGGAAATCCCATTGTGACGACCTCTTTTTTCAATTCTCTAATAGACATAAAGGAAGAGCCAGAACGAACAAGCCGTCGAGCATATATATACTCGGCTCCTTGGTTCGTCTGGCTCTGCTTTGGTGGCTCAAAGTTGAGCTTAAACGAACCGTTGAGGTGGCTGTTTCTTCTGTATTTTCAACTGCTGAAATATCCAACGGAATTCTTATTGAGTTTTTAACACCAGGGCAACTAAATATGAGTTCCAGATCGTCATCGTATAAATAGACCCGTATGAGAAAAGTATCGAACAGCAGCGCTTGATATTTTTTGTCATAGGTATCTCCGTCCCGCACCATTTCCATGCTGCTAATTAGATCCTCGCGGTCGACTTGCACGACATCGGATTTTGCGGCAGAGATTGCTCCAGAAAGCCTCGATTGTTTTGCCTCCAATTCTATAAGATGAGTCCGGGTACTTTCTGTGATAATCCCGGCGTCAATGGCCTTGAGGGTGTTTTTTATGCTGCGCTGCGTGTTAGCCAGATCTTCCTGCAAATCTTTGATATGGTCGGTTTCAGACTGACGTTTGAAATATTCAACAGTTTTGTCTGCATACCACTCAATCAGATCGTCGGTCAGGCAATATTCCTTTATGGCTCTTGCGAGTTGCAACTCGATTTCATCACGCTTGACGTTCTTCTTTTCGCACGACTTTTCCTGCCGCTTCTTTTGGCAAACATAATAGTAATGCAAAGCGCCAGTCCGGCTTGTGCCTGAAATTCCAGTCATTGGACTTTTACAATGCCCACAATACAATTTCCCGGTAAGCAGATAATCGGCCGCATCATTACGATGACGCCCTCTGGCGTTCTTCTTCGTTTTCAACACCTCCTGCACCTTGTAAAACAATTCATCGCTAACAATTCGAGGAATCCCGCCATCAATTCTGACGTCTCCGTAAATATATATACCCAGATACCGCTCATTCGACAACAGCTTGTTGAAGCTGCTCCTCCCCCACTGGTTTCCGAGAGAGGTTGTAAGCCCTCTCAAATTAAGATCTGTATAGATATCAACAATGGCTTCTCCACAAGAGACGCGTGTAAATATCTCCCGAACGACAGCGGCCCTTGAATCATCCAGCGTATACTTCAAATCTTCGTCCGCTTTGTAGCCATACGGAAGATGCCCGTTGGTAACTTTGCAGTTTGCGGCATTGTCGTACAGCCCTCGCTTGATATCTTCCGCCATATTCTCGCTATAAAACTGGTTGACATTCATCATGGACCGGAGCGCAAACCTCCCGGCTGCGGTATCGTCGAAGTCCTCCTCAACATACAGAACCCGGATTCCCAGGTCTTGAAGCTTCGCCTCGTTCAACATCGCTTCCAGCATATTGCGACCCATTCTATTTGATTTCCATGCTATGACATATTTGAATTTCCCTTTTTCTGCATCGTGCATCATCCGCTGGAAGTCGGCGCGCCGATCAGTCTTTCCGGTAATTGCCCTGTCCTTATATCTCTCAATGATATGGATTTTATTTATAGATGCGAATTCATCACACTTCTCTATCTGCTGCTCAATGCTGGCATCCTTTTGGGCGTGGCTACTATATCGCGCATACTCAACGCCGTCCGCCTCCACTTGGATACTCGGCAGCGATTTCTTTTTTGCCAACGGCGTCACCTCAATTCAAAAATCTATGGTTTTAGCGAATCCGCTCTTTCGTATAGCCAGTCGGCTATATGCTCATTTAATGGCTGCTGAATTTCATCAGCGTCTGGAATTAAATCAGGAGCCGAGTAAGAGTATTGCGCGCATTCTTCTTTAGCGTTTTCTCCCTCTTGATTGATTGATACGGAAACGCATATTTCAGACCCGGCGAAACTGTGTCGATTTTCCTTGCCAAAGACGGACGTGCTTACAAAAATAAGATTTCCATCAGAGAGGAGCAGCGACCCAAGCTTTGTTGCTGAGTTAAAATCGTAATCATTATCCGCACAAGTTATGTACGCCGAAACATTTAGATCGCTCTCCATAAGCCAATGTAATGATTCTTCATCAAGTCCAGATACTCCAATTGTTGTGACAATGAATAGCGTGTGAGAATAATTCACCTCGTTCTCATACACTTCTACGCTTTCCAATGATATGCTTAAATCGTTATATGGCATATCATGCGGTAGAGAATTTATCATTACGGTCCTTCTCCCGTCGCTATCAAGAACAAGATTACCGTCTTCGTCGGTTGAGCTATTTATCGAATTGCTATTACTTCCGCATGAAGTAGCAAAAACAAGCAATGCAACGATGAGGGAAACAAGTAAACCCCTTTTCATACAAATCCTCCCCAACAACATAAAATCCACACATACAGGATATCACTGGTCGAAGTCAGTCGAAAGTTATTAATTATCTTTTCTCTGCAATAAATACCAAACCGTGGTACACTAACTACACTGCCGGCAGAATAAAAGAAAGGAGCGGCGAATATGGCATCAAGCAAGAAAGTCCTGGAACTACTGCGCCTTCTCGAAGATGTGCCGGCGGACAGCAAGTGTGCGCTATTTACATATCTTCGCTCTTTGCAAGATAGCGAAGATAACGAAGTGCCTCTGCCTTTTTATCCTGAGATAGAGACAAAATAATGCTCACAATTTCAGAATCGGTACCATCCATCAGACCGCTCTCTTTGTTGAGGGCGGTCTTTTTCTTTGACGAATCTCCGGTTAGATTAACCTCCATGTCATCAACCTCTGTGAGCAGTGAAGACAGAGTCATTCCCATACCTGAGGCAATTTTCTTTAACGCTGTAAGTGTCGGAGTTACGGGCAGCTGTGTCTTTGGATTCTTGCCGCGTTCAATCATTGATATATATCCATTTGACATGCCACACGCTTCAGAAAATTGGCGCTGCGAAAGGCCATGCTCAGACCTGTATTTAATTAAAAAACTTCGCAAATCCATGCTGAATTCCTCCTCGCTATGTTCAATTCATTATACATTCCCATCTATTGCAATGTCAATTGTATTTGTGAAATAAATTGAACACAATTTGTTCAATCCTCTTGACACGCTGAAATTTGAGGTGTACTATGTGACTGTGCAGCCGATTAAACACTTTGAAAGGAGGTAGCTTACATGGGATACAGAATTAAAGAAATCAGAGTCTCCCTCAAAATGTCCCAGGAGGAGCTCTGCGAGAAAAGCGGCGTTAGTCGAGGCACAGTATCTGCCCTTGAAAACGGCACAAATAGAGCTGTTTCGACCAAAACGCTGGTCAAACTTGCGCAGGCCTTGAACACCACGGTGGACAAGATTTTTTTTGCCGATGGTGTGTAACCGGTTAAACACCGTGAAAGGAGGCAGGCATGGACACGACCTACATAGACATCGGCAAGATACCGCAGCCAGCAATAGACAGACTTTCCGAAGGGACGATTAAACTCCTTAAAACTATTCTGGCTACTCCCGGAGGCCGTGAAGCCTTAGACGCAAAGACGGCGGCGCGGTTTGCCAGAAAAGCGGCTGCAGGTGGAAAACCAGAAAGCTGCTACAACAGCAAATAACAAAGCAACGGAGCGAACCAATGGGGACTGCATACATAGAATCCGAAAGCCTTGAAGTCGTGCGGCATCCGAACGGATGGGCGGTAATCCGCGGAACTCGGATATTGACAGTGTTCGAGTACCGATACGAGGCGGCACTAAAAGAGCAAATCAAACTTCTTCCTGCGGACATCAAGGCTGAAATTCTCGGAAATTACGGTGTGTAAGCACCAAGAAAGGAGCAAGCAAAATGAAAGGAGTCGTTATAACCGCAGAAAAAGCAATGTCAATTCAAGACTTCGGAGAACCGCTGTTTAAGACTGTCGGTGAAGTCGTCGGTGGGTACATTGAGCACGTGAACCCGGTGTTCCTTCAAGATCCGTACTGCATGATTGTCAACGAAGAGGGGCTCCTGAAGGGTCTCCCACTCAACCCGATCGGAAGTTATTTGTACGGCACTCATATTCACCAGCAGCCCATTGTAGGAACCATTGTCATCATGAAAGATGGGTACCGCAACGGAGAGCCGGACATTGTTGGACTGGAGGACAACGAAGCAGAGCGTCTCCGCGCTGCCATTGCAAATCTTGCCAACAAGGTCTTCTCGCAGGGAGGTGCGTAATGTATTACCGCGTTTGCCCTCGCTGCGGTTGCAATCTTGACCCCGGTGAGCGATGTGACTGCCGAGACAAAAAAGAAAAGGGCCGTCCTGCTGACACAGGAACGACCCCAAGAACTGAATCCACCAGAATCATATCAGCATTCTCCCCGGCTGTCAAACACAAGGAGGTTCGAGCGTTATGACGAACCTGAAGGACGTAATGGCTGCCGGAGATATCGCGCCGAAAGAAGCGGTGCGTATTGTTCGAGCACAGTTCCCCAGCTTTGACAAAACGCTTCTCTCAAAATGCGCGAAGCCGGAAAAATACGGTGTTGTGCTGCACCCAGAAGGATTCCAGGCGCTGTATGCGGCATTCCCCGCGCCGGATTATGAACCACCCGCCTTGGAGCCGGATCCGGAACAGCCAGATACATTGGAGCATCCAGAGGAAAAACGAGCGTCAGAACGCCATCGCCTGCGCTGCCGGGTGTCCTGCAGGCTCGAAGATATCGAGTATGAGGCGTTGCAACGATATGTGCGGGAAGATGGATTCGACACAATGCAGGCGTGGCTTTCTCACAAAGTCCGCCAATACCTCAAAAGAAAATCTGTAAAGGAGCAATCAACATGAATAACCAGAAATACATCGGCGTCCAGTTCAAGGACAGAAAATCCGGCCTGTATGGCGGGAGAGTATACACCTACACCTCAGAAATTCCTCTCCGCGAAGGCGACCTGGTCGCGGTCGAAACACAGCGCGGCGACGCCATTGTTCGGGTGTGCGATCCCGATATGCCGGAGGGAAAAGTTGATGAGAGAATCATTCCCCTTCTGAAAGAGATCTCCCGCATGGCGACTCCGGAGGAGGTAGCGAAAAATGAGTAACGAAGATCAGGCATTGGCCGTCCAGAGCGGCGAGCCTATTGAAAAATTGATTGTCGTCCGCCAGCTTCCAATCATCGAAGAACGCCTGAAACTGATCAGCGACAAAGTCAAGAAGGACACCGATACTGCGTTGTCGATGCCATGCACGGAGGATACGCTGGCGTCTGTGAAAAGAATGCGGACGAAGCTTACGAAAGACTTCGACGACCTTGAAACTCAGCGCAAGGCTGTGAAGAAAATGGTTCTCGCACCTTACGAGCAGTTCGAAGCTACATACAAAAAATACATCACAAACGTTTTCAATCCTGCGGACGCAAAGCTCAAATCCCGCATCGATGGGGTTCAGAACGACCTCAAGGAAGCAAAACGAATTGATGTCGCCGCCTATTTCTCCGAATACGCCGCCTCCAAAAATATCGACTGGCTACCATTTGAGCGCGCCGGCATTGACGTGAAAATGTCGGACACGCCGAAGAGCCTCAGGGCAAGCGCCAAGACCTTCATCGATGGCGTATCCGACGATCTCGCCATGATTGAAACTCAGGAGCTGTATTCCGAAATCCTTGTGGAGTACAAGCGAAGCCTTAACGCCAGCAATGCAATTACGACAGTCTGCGCCCGGCACGAAGCTATGGAAGCGGAGCAAAGGCGTCAAGATGAAATGCGAGCAGCCAGAGAGCGCCAAGCCGAAACAATCCAAAAGGTGCAGGCGGCAGCGGCAGCGGATTCCCCCGAGCAGTTGTCAATTCCGCAGGAAGCCGAAAGCGTCGGCCAGCGACCGGACGAGCCGGCCACCGAGAAAATGTACAGAGCAGCATTTACCGTTACCGCCACGCTGCCGATGCTGCGTGAGCT